GTGCAAGGTTAATGCACATCGATCAAACCCGTTAGAAAAAGGAGAACCCTTTCCTAACGTCTGGTACAGCTAGTGTAACAGCAGCAGTTGTTATACGAAAAGTATCGCGGACATGGAGCTATCCGAGAACTCCCCGAGGTCGTCAACACACAATAGGTACTCTCCTCTCGTTTCCAATGAGGAGAAGTGTGAAGATGACACAGTTAAGGTCAACCGATTGGTAGAACTAATTTACGACGTTCTTGTTGTTTATGGTTACCGATTGAAGGATTTATCGTTGCCTAAAAAAGATGCTAGTCGCTATGAAGCGTTAATACTAGCCGATAAATCAAGGCTCTTAGAGTCTTATCTTGCATACGTAAAAGTAGCAGGTTTTGGGAGTTGGAAGGACTTGTTCAAGTACAAGATCAATGCCTTCTTCTCTCATGTCATGAAGCAAGAGGTTCCACCTATGCCTCCCGGACTAGAAGCTTTCGAGGACTTGAAGAGTCCTGGGTTTTTGGTGTATGGGAGGGCTAAGAGGTTTATTAGGAACTTTAGCCGACTGAAACTTGTGAGTTTTGCGCAGTCTATCGCCCAGAGTAAGAAAGGTGCCCCTCCCGTTCATAAGGAGAAGGTCGCCGAAGCTTGTGTGAAAACATTCAAGCAACTTACTTCCGAACCTTGCCAAATCGATGATTTCGATATTGAGGTGGTCGGAGATCCGTGGGTACAACCCATTAACAAACCCGTCATTGAGCAAGAGCTCAGACGAACTGTTCGTGAAGTCTTTAAGGGTGCTAAGTTGACCCCGGAGGATGTATATGAACCGTTTTTCCCTAGTACGAGTGGCAATAAGTGTTACTCTAGAGGTGATGGAGGTTCTGTTGGTGCTTTATATGATGCTTTTCCCCAACATTTGCATAAACGAGAGTCTTTTATTAGAAAGAGGCTTGATGAAGTTACGCTGTATGGTCGCAAAGTGAGTGAGTATGGAGCACTTGGGTTGAAAGAAGCAGAGGAAATTCGGGAATTTGAATTTGAACATGGATTTGAGTTTCGGACTACTCTTGGTATTCTTTACAACGAAGACGAATTGCACGTCAAATGGAGGATGTTTTACGATGATCTTTGGATCAGAGCACTTACAGAGGGATCTCAAACGAGATGTGTTGGTCTGCCAGAACCGTTAAAGGTTCGTGTTATTACTGCAGGTCCCCCTCTTACTTATTCGGCTTTACAGCCCATACAAAAGTGGCTTTGGAGATCATTGAAGGACATTAAAGTTTTCGAACTGATTGGGAAGCCTATTACAGGCGAGTTTATAACTCAGAAAATTGGAAAACTTTGCAACAATAATGTATTTGTTAGCGGTGACTATGTTGCTTCTACTGACAATTTACATTCTTGGGTGTCAGAGTGTCTTCTTAAGGAATTAATTATCTTACTTAAGGAGAATAATGATTCTTTGAATCATGATTTTCTAGACCAATTGGGGGTTCTGATGAAAAAAGCCTTGACAGGCCACATTATAATAGACCCAGAAAATGAATCCAATGGCGTAGATAAGAACTTTGGGTTACAGCAGAAGGAGGGACAGTTGATGGGATCCATTATCTCATTTCCCTTTCTTTGTTTAGCGAATGCTGCCTTGTGTCGTTTTGCACTTGAGGTATCTGAAAAGCGAACGTATCGTCTTGTTGACTATCATATAGATGGTCATGTAGCCTGTCCTTTGGCTATAAATGGAGATGATTGCGTTTTTCAGGGACATAAAGATACGATATTCCCCACTTGGAAGAGGATTGCTGCCTTTGCAGGTCTTGCTTCATCTGTTGGAAAGACGTTTGTGTCGTCAGAGTTCCTAACAATGAATTCAGTTCAGTTTGCCTATTACGCCGAATTTAACGGCTGGGAAGATCAATCAGGGTTATTCGATGACTCGTGGTCATATGTGGAGCAGAAATACTGCAATATGGCGTTGATCTATGGTCAGGAGAAGTCAGGTGAGAGGAATAAAGAACCTCACACGCTCGGTACTCTCCACCGTGAACTGAAAAGAACATGTCCTTCTGAACTGTTCAATGCGGCCAGTGCTTTATTTATTAGGGAGCACCGTCAAAAACTTGAAAAGTTTGACGTTCCGTGGTTTATCCCGGAATGGCTAGGAGGAAGAGGGTTGGAATCTTTTGACCAACATAAACCATCTAAAATGGATAGATTGTGCTCTTCCTACATCCGAATGAAAATGGATTCGGGAAATGAAAAGAGTAGGGTGAAGAAAATTTCCGCCCCAACCGAATGGGTTATGCATCAGCTTGTAAATAAATGTAATGCTGATTATCGCTTCCTTGAGAATCAACCTTTTAAAGAGGTTGAGTATTTGGGTACGCGACGCGATATTGAGAATGAGGGCAGTAAATTCTATAAGAACTGCATTGTCGATTTGTTTATGACAAGTGACCTCAATACCATTCGTTCTCTTGATGATGAACATTACTCTAGTAGTATGTTCGAGGCTGAACACCATAACGTAAGATTATGGCAGACCTCCAAAAACACTGTAACGAAAGAAGAATATTTCTCGTTAGCTC